ACAGAGCACTTCCCTTTAGGGTGCTTCTTGTCAAGGCCTTTCTTCACCTTACTCACAGCGGCCAGCAACTTTTGTGCTGCACCACGTTGAGCGGATTCGCCAGTTCCATGCATAAAATCATTCAAAAGTCCTGCATGCGGAAAATGAGATGGGACAACAAAATTATCATCCCGCTTTGTACGTACTAGGTTTCCACCATCATCGCGCGTCCAAAGAGAATCGCTATCCTCTCCGGGTTTTCGGTATCCAACGTAGGGTTTTTGCCCTCGCTGAACCTTATTATGCCGTTGAGTCTTTCGACGCTGTTTACTTTTCTCACCTTCATGCTTCCAACCACACTTTTTGCAATAGACTTGATTGTCTTGATGCACACACTCACCTTTAGCTTCCGCTTTAGGTGGCATAGGGGTTAACGCAGGAAATTCTTTTGGCTCACACTCAGCCCAATGCATACATTTTAAACCACCACAGTGGATGTTGCAACATTTCTTTGCAGAAACACCAATAGGCGTTCCGTTTAGAAACCATGGACATTTGTGTTTACCAACTGTGACGTGACAACAACCATCTTTCGCTTCCTTTTTAAGGGTTACTACAGGAGGGGCAGCTTTCGCTTTCTTCCCCGAAGAATTTTTCTTCGGTTGCTGTGTCTTAGCTTCAACCTTCTCTGTTTTAGCTTTAGACTTTTCCTTCTTCCGACTTTTGCGTTCATTCTTGTGCAATACTTTAACTACAAGCAAGAGAACTGCGAATAAGCAAATCATGGCTACGGGAAGCAACCAAGGTTTATCCGTGCATTGTTTCTTCAACGCATTCAGATGAACCAGATCTTCAGTCTGGTTCCAATATTCGCGGAGCGCATCAAAAGCAGTAGGAGGCACGACAAGCTCAGGTTTTTCAGTTGCGACTGAAGCCCCCAAGCCACGCGTATCACCAGGCAAACGAGGAGCACTAGCGGCGGTAGGTTTTGCCATTTCGGCATACCTTGGATCAGATTGGAAACGAGCAGCCATTTCTAACTGCACCTTCTCCATCCAAGCCTTACGCTTTTCTGCTGTGCTATCTAAACTCAACTCAGCTGTGAGAGGCAAGGGTTCAGAATCAGATTTTTGATCCTCTTCTTTACCTTGCTTTCTTTCCTCCAGCTTCGTATCAATAGTTTGAGTCAATTTCTCAACACTAGTCTGCACAAACTTCACATGATCCATCTCAAAAACAGGTGCGACATCAGAGCCGCCAAACAATGAGCTGAGTATAGAAACCCCAGAACATGCTGAAGAAGCCATCCCTGAGATAAGCTTCACCTGCCTCCACATATCATATGCAAAGGATAGACCATTATAGAGCATCATGGGTACAATAACCGTTAGTGCCAAACAATCAAACAATTTAAACACCTTACTAGAAGTGAGCTTCTCAAGGCCCTCCTTCTTTTCAGCGTGACGTACAAACAAGTTACGACATAAATAATATACCGCACCGGCTAAAGCAACAAAAGTTGCAATAGACACACCTGTATCCACTTTTGCAGAAACAGATGCCATAACAGGGCTTGCAAGAGATGAAACTTTTTGTTCTATCTCAGCTACCTTCTGATCAACGGCGAGTTGTAAATGAATGCCAGCTTGCTGTACTTGCTGTTCAATATTGACACCAACATTGGCTACTGTTCTTTCCATAGATGTAACACGTTGGTTAAAATTCTCGACAATT